CTAGTTATCATTTTTATATAAACTATCGAATACAGCGTTTATTTTTTCTTTATCCTGATCTTCAAGTTCTCGAACAATATGAAGATAAGTAGACATTGTAGTTTCTAAACTGCTATGTCCTAACCGTTTTGATACGCTAAGTATATTTACTCCTTGATAAAGTAAAATAGATGCATGTGTATGCCTTAGTCCATGCAAAGTAAATTGCTTTTCAATCCCTAATTCTTTTAATTTTTTGCGCAAATATTTGCTGACGGCGTTTGATGAAACTAATCCATTTTTTAAGTTGAAAAAAACAAAATTATGAGGGTTTTTAACTTCAAAATTCTCGAATAATTCTTTTTGATTGATTTTAAACTTTTTTAAGAGATCAATCGTATGTTTATCAATGGAAATTTTCCTATTTGAAGTTTCGTTTTTTGTTTTTCCCCATTCATTTAATTTATAATTCCATGTTTTATTGATAGTGATGATTTGATCTTCGAAATCGATATCTTCCCATGTTAATCCTAGAAGTTCAGCAAATCGCATTCCAGTAGCACCAGCAACTAACACAAGCATAGGAGAAGAGTACTGTGCAGAAAGGTTTTCTTCTACGAGTTTCATTAAAGATTTAAATTGATCATAATCTAAATATTTATCTTCTTTTGGCTTCAATGAATCTTTTCCTTTAATTACTGCTTTTCTAGTTGGATCAAACGGAATTAATCCTTCTTCTACGGCATCTTTCAACGATGCTCTAATATGATTATTAAACTTAATAACGGTGGATTTTACATGGTCTTTCGCATACTTATTTAAAAAGCGTTGATATCCAACTCTATCTAAATCAGAAATCAATACCGCTGGCATATATTTCTTTATGTTCATTAACGTATCTTCGTATTTTCTATAAGTGATAGGAGATACTGTTCCTTCTTTATAAAGTTGCATCCAATCCTCAAAGTAATCTGATAATAATAGATTTTTGCGATCCCCTTTAAGGCCTTTGTTCAAGTTATATTCTAATTCGTTGGCGGCATCTTTTGCTTCGCCTTTTGTCTTAAATCCTGATTTTCTTATCTTCGTGTATTTTCCGTCATCTTTTTTGTATGAAATTTCGTATTGCCAACTATTTCCACGTTTGACTAATCTTGCCATAATTGAATCAGCTCTCTTTCTCTGATACAATAGGAACTATAAAGAAGCCTATCGTATAGGTTTGTTTTTTCATAGAACACGCTTGCTTTGGACGGTGGGCGTGTTTTTATTATTTGATCAAAATAGTATAATTAAAGTTTAAGGACATGCCACTCAATGGATTTTTAACTTGCATCGAATTAACTGCTATATCTATGATTTCATAATCCATTTCTTGTAACCCATGTAAAATAGTATTTAAAGTATCATTTAGTTTATCGTCCATAGAAGAAACTGCACTGCTGCTAATTTTTCTTTGGATATTGAATGACACAGATTGTACGTTACCTCTTTTAAAACTTGAAGCATAGTCTAGAACGTTTTCTATTAATGCTTGTTGAGTTTTAGATGCTTTTGCCATAATAATTCTCCAATATTTAATATTTATTTTTTAGTAACTTCATAGTTAGCTACTTTATTTGTAATAATGGATCCATCTTCATTATTATTATCGTACTGAACAAGATTTATAGTATGTCTTCCTGGAGTCAAATATTTTTTTGTTAAATCCAAAGTAGATTGTCCAGTTGACAGCTGTTCTTTAGAAGATAGTGTTCCATCTATATAAATATAGGATAATTTATTTCCATCTAACTCGCTAACATCCATGCCAATCTGCATTACTTGTGTATCTCCATCATCAAAAATAGTAAGAGTTTCTCCATTTTCTGTTGTACCTCCAGGACCAGATAAATACATTGTTCCAGTTCCTTGATCTTCGGAAGGTAAATCTTTTTTTGATTCAGCAGAACTAACAGTAGTAGATTCTGAAGTTTTTGAACTACTATTTGCACTTGAAGAATTATCCGAACTACCACACGAAGCTAATGACAAAGCAGCAAGAATAACTAAAGGGATAAATTTCTTTTTCATTTTTACTCATTCCTCACTTCTTGTTATAATATATTTGTGATCTCAGAAATGAGGTATGAGTCCGTGTTGCAGCACGGGCTTTTTTCTTTATAACTTTTTTAGAGATTATAGGCAAAATAGTAGGGCATAAAAATATGTTATTGAATTCCGTATTTAGAAAATCCTAATTGAACTTCACCGGAAGTCTTTTGCTGTGTTGTACGCAATGCTTCTTCTTCAGACATTCCATTCTGTACTTTCCATGCAACAGGCGACATCCCGTATTTGTTAACAAAATCAGTAAGTGATAAAGTGTCAGCGTCTTGCTGAGCGCTTGTTTGTTGGGATTCTGGATTTTGTTGAGATGCTGCTTGTTGTTCTTTCTGATCTTGACTGATAATATTGCCAGCATCATCTGTAGTCAATCCATTTTCATAAAGGGCCACGCCGAAAGCTTCCCACTCTTTGTTGGACCAATTTGCACGATCAGCTGGAGTTGACTGTAAAGTGCGTTGTTTCATCTGTTCATATGTTTCTTCTTGAGGTGCGGTTTGGATTGTATCCTGACTGGAGCTTATAACTGTTGGGCTAGGTTCCGCCGTAGCTTGGTTGGAGCTTGTAACTGTTGAACTAGAATCTGTCTTAGATGTAGATTTGCTAGTAGAGGAACTGGTTTCAGTTGCTTCTTTTGTTTTACTTACTTTTGTTTCTTGGTTAGAAGTGGCATCTGTTGATTCAGCTTTTTTATTATTTGAACAAGCTGAAAGTAGCAGAGCAGTACTTAACAACAACATAACGCTAACTTTTTTCATTTTATAATTCCTCTTTCTCGTTGTAATATGTGTGCTAACACGGGCTTTTTTATATAAGGAAACGATAAGCGCTTTCTGGAAGTCCGTAAAGATTTTTTAATTCCTCGATTTTTCTAGGATATTGATCATTGTCTTCTTTATAAAGAGAAACAATGAGATTAGCAGCAAAGCAATTAGCTTCGCTTTCAGATTTGCTTCTAGATGTTCTTGTTGATACGTAATAGCTAGATAAGCCACGATGAAAAATAGCATGACCTAATTCGTGAGCGCAAATGTAGAATCTTTCCTCAGAGTCTCGCAGTTCATCATTTAAGAAGATTATTGCACGACCTCTAATTTCTTGAAACTGTCCTTTGGGATTTTCGATAAAAGGAACGTATTGAATTTTAATGCCCATCTTTCCACAAATATAAAAAGGATTAGCGGACTGGTATTTCCGCTTCAACTCCTCGACTAAATTAATCGTATCCATCTCCATAAGCTCACATCTTTTTGCCTTTTTCTTTGTCTTCTTTCACAATATCCCAGAAAGTCGCTATCAGGATATCTTTTACGCGCTGTATTTGTTCGGGTGTCAATGTTTCCCCACCATAAGACATATTAACATTTGAGTCTAGTAGTTTATCAAGTTCAACCACTTCCTCTTTTGTTGCCCAGTCAGGAACTTGGTTTCTACCGAGTAAATAATCAGTAGTTACATTAAAATAATCTGCTACAAGTTGTAGTCTTTTAGTACTAGGAGTTCTATTTTTCCATTGATAAATCGTGTTTTTAGGTATATTTAATTCTTCTTCCAGTTGAGTTATACTTATACCTCTTTTATGAGCTAATTCCTTTATTCTATCTAGTAAATTCATTTTCGCACCTCACAAGCTACGAAAACACTAATAAAAAAATTAGTTAAAGGTGTTGACAACTAATAAAAGTGTTAGTATACTGTTTTCGTAAGCTAAAATATTAGCTAAAAAGACTTGATAACTAATAAACACTTCACGGTCGGCAAACTCTGAAATGTAAATTACTAGGCATTTCTGTGTCTTATTTAGCTATGTCTATATACTAATAAAAATATTAGTTATTGTCAACGAATATTAGCTAATTTTTTAGCTTACAGATTATTTTTTTTAGAAAGGAGTTATTTTTATGTCTGAGAATTTGGACTTAAAAATTCGAGCGGAGATGAGAAAAAGAAGAATGACTTTCAAAGAACTAGCTGCGCTTGTTGGTATTTCAGGAGCTTATTTATCAGATATTCTAAACGGCAATCGTGATGGAAAAAAAGCTAAAGAACACATAGAAACTGTAAAAAAAATATTAGGTATTCAATAGGAGGAACAGCTAATGCAATATCTAGAAGCAAAAATCCCAATTCCAGAAGGCTATGTAATTATCTCCCAAGTGGATTATGAGGAGTTAAAAAAAGCTGATGATACTGGTAGATGGATGACGTTGCCAGAAGTACTAGAACGGATTAACAGAAAATATGATTGGTTTACTTCTAGAGTTTTAAAGAACCCAAGATATAGAAATATTATCGATATCGAAAAAAACAAAAATGGATTTGTCTATTATCCAGTTGAAGGAAGAGACACATATCTATTTTTAAGAAGTAAAACACTTGAATTTTTAGAAACAAATTTTTCGGAAATCTTAAGGAGGTAAGCGGATGGGAAAATTTAATAGAGCACTAGTATTCAGCGCACCGCTAATCATCTACGCTTTAGGACTTTGGGGAAGCAGACAAGCGTTGATAGGAACGATTGTTTACATGGTTTGGATTTTTATGGGGCTGGATGAAGCTGAGTACAAAACAAAAAAGCCAGTCGGGAGGGACTGACTAATGAAAAAAAGTTTAATGACTATAAACGAAAAACAATTGAAAGAAAATTTTAATGATCTCATCAAAGAATTTGTAAAAGAAACTGGAGAATTTCCTAATCAAATTCATCTAGTTGCGGAGGGGCATAGCCAGTATCAAGCTGTGAAATTTGAGATGAAGAAACAAATCTATTGATTTTTAATTAATTATACCAAAAGGAGAGAAGAAATAATGCAAGAATTAGTAATTTTGAAAAATAAAGAAGCTGTGACTACGAGCTTGCAAGTAGCTGAAGCTTTCGAAAAGAAACATAAGCATGTGCTAGAAGCAATTGAATCAGTAAAAAGATCGGTCGAAAATTCGGCCAATGTTGAAGATGTGCTCAATTTTGAGCAGATGTTTGTAGAAGGAAACGAGCCGGACACGTATGGGAGAAGTCGGAGAGTTTTTTTCATGAATAGAGATGGATTTTCCTTGTTAGCTATGGGATTCACTGGAAGTAAAGCAATAAGTTTCAAACTCAAATTTATTGAAGCATTCAACGAGATGGAAGATGTCATTCGTAAAAATACTGTTCCTCAAACGATTGAAGACATGATGATCTACCAACTAGAAGAAATGAAAGATGTTAAAAAAGATGTCTCCATGCTTAAAGATACTATGCGAATTAGCGGACAACAAGAGTTTGAAATTAAGCAAAAAGGAAATATGAAAGTTATGGAAGTTTTAGGAGGTAAAGAAAGCCGAGCTTATGAAGAAATCAGCAAAAAAGTATTCTCAAAATTTTGGTCTGAATTTAAACGTACCTTTTCAATCCCAAGATATGGCGAGTTACCTCGTAAGAGATTCGATGATGCTGTTTCATTTATTGAAATGTGGTTACCAGAAACTGCGATCCGTATGGAAATTGATCAACTGAACAGACAACAGAGACTTTTTGGTGATGAAAATGAATAGAGCTGAAGCGCTAAGAATAGGGACGGTAATTGCTAATCGCTGGTGGAGACACAATAAACCAAGCATCCTAAGCCAACAACATATTGATAAGCAAAAAGCTTGGCAACAAATAAAAAAGTGACTCAGCCGGCAAGCATAGAGTCACAAAACAAAATATATCTAAGGAGAATTTTAGCATATGAATAAAGAACTTTCCACTTTAGATCAATATTTGACTGATTCTGAATGGGGCAAGTCGAATATCAAGGAAACAAATAATCGAAAAATCAGACGAAATCTTTTGACGAATGAAGAGCTAGCGTGCGATCAAGACGATTTGGGCAATTTTGTAAGTATTTGGGATCATGTTTACCTTATTCATCTATTAAAACATTCAAATAAACCTGAATATATTTATGTCATCGAAGATGGCTTGATTGACGCATTAGAAGAGTACGACAGAGATAACTTGATTGATATCTCTTATTACGGATCAGGTAAGAAATACATTGCTGAAATGGAGGCAGAATTTGATGAGTGAAAGCAAAGGGACATCGACTTTTGAAAAACTTTTTAGTCGCAAGTTAAATAAAATTCTCAAGAAAAAAGGAAATTTTGATTATTTATCTTGGGCTCACGCATGGGAGATTATGAAAAAGAATGATCCACAGGCAACGGTAACTATTAATGAGTACAAACACTACAGAGTTGTTTCTGGAACTCATCAAGACTTTCTTGTTGAGGAATACAAACCTTTTCTTATGGACGAAACAGGGACTTATGTATCTGTCTCAGTAACGGTTAAAGGACACACGGAAACCGAGTTATTTCCAGTTTTAGATTATCGAAACCAACCAGTTGTTAAACCAAATGCTATGCAAATCAATAACTCATTGAAGCGATGCTTTGTGAAAGCATTGGCTCTACACGGACTGGGATTATATGTATTTCAAGGGGAAGATATTCCAACGCCACCTAGAATCGATACAAAGAAATTAAACATGCTAGAGACGATTCTAGAAACTTTCAATGAGCAGATGGGTAAAGATATGACCAAAACCTTAATCGAATATGTTAATGAGCAGACAGATAAATTAGGGCTCTTAGCTGATAACGTTGAAACTATTGAACAGTTAAGCTATGAGCAATGTGCCTTGATGGAGCGAGCAATAGCAGCTAAGAGAAAAGAATTAGATAAGAAGTGATATGAGTGTTTAAACCATTAATCGATTCATATTCTGCGGTTCTGAAAAAGTTCAAAGGAAAAGACATAGGTGCAACTATTAATGAAGAAGTGAACATCGAACGTTTGAAGACGATGTACGACGGCTACGATGGCGATCGAGTCATTGAAATTCGTTTTATTGATCCTAGACGTTTCACTGTACAGCAACGAAACTTCATCTATGCGCTGATAGGCGATATTTTCATCGATACAGGGATGCCAACGGACTTCTGTAAGGAATTCTTCTACTTTCGTTTTGAAGGTGTCACAGGGCGCAAAATAAGCCTCAAAGATGAATCGAATACGACTGTGAGTGATGCTAACGTCTTAGCAAACATTATCTTAGATTTCATCTTTGAACACCACATACCTTTCAAACAAGGATATGAGATTTTACCAGCGAATCAAGAGTATTACTTCTACAAATGTATTACAAAAAGAGTTTGTTGCATCTGTGGCAAAACAGGAGCTGATATTGATCACTTTGACAAAGCGCTGGGAAGACGAAAGCGCAAAGAAGTTGATCATTCAGAGTACACATTTGCAGCACTCTGCAGAATCCATCACACGGAGAAACACAAAATAGGTGTGACCAATTTCAGAAATAAGTATCAAATCAAAGGAATCAAGTTAAACCAGGAAACAATTAAGAAACTTAGAATAGGAGGGTAAAAAATATTGTCTGACAACAAACGCTACTACTATTTAAAACTAAAAGAGAATTTTTTCGATAGTGACGAGATGGTTCTCTTAGAAAGTATGCCAGATGGCTATATTTATTCTAATATTCTTCTCAAACTTTATTTAAGAAGTCTAAAACACGAAGGTAAGTTGATGTTTAATGACAGGATTCCATTTAACTCTACAATGCTCGCAACTATTACAAGACATTCTGTAGGAGTCGTAGAAAAAGCGGTACAAATTTTCCGTGATTTGCAGCTTATTGACGTATTAGATAACGGAGCAATCTATATGTCTGATATACAAAGTTTCATTGGGAAATCCTCAACTGAAGCAGATAGAAAAAGAGAATACAGAAAGAAAATAGAAGAGGCAAAACGGAATTTAATAACTGGAGGACAAGTGTCGGACAAATGTCCAGACAAAACTACACCAGAGTTAGAGATAGAGATAGAGAAAGATATAGATATAGATAAAGAAGAAAAGAAAGGTAAGTATTCTGACGAACACTTACGCCTTGCTAAAAAATTGCAAAGTAATTTAACTGAAGATTTTCCAAAAGAAATGAACAAAGTAGATATCGAAAAATGGGCAGACACAATCAGGTTGATTGAAGAAAGAGACAAAGCGTCTATAGAAGCGATTGAGTATGTGATCAATTGGCTACCGACAAATGAATTTTGGTTTGGAAATATTAGAAGTGCTAAGAAATTGAGAGAAAAATTTGAGAAGCTCAAATTCGAAATCAAAGCAGATAAGAAGAATCATAAAAAGCAAAGTCAAAAACTACAGTACAGCAATCCTAGTGAATATGACGACTTGCCAATTTAAAAAGGAGATGCATCACATGGAAAGCCTAGCAAATGCTATGGAGAAGCTAATAAGAAGAGTATTAGTGCAAAGTGGAAAATGTCCAGAATGTAGCGAACCTTTGTATAGTTGGCGAGCTAAAAATAAGGATGGTTCAGAACGTTGTAAACCCACATGCATGAGTTGTGGTTATAAAGCGTTACGTGTGAAAGAGGATATACAGACCGAACGGATATATAACGACAGCTTAAAAGCACGAGCGTTGAGTTTTTTTCAAAATGGTTCGGTATTAACAGATAAAACTTTGTTTAAATGCAAAATGGAGAATTATCACGTAGTGGACCAAGAAACGAAAATTGCTTTAGAAAGAGCTAAAAGCTATGTAAATGATGTCCTACTGAACCATCCTGCACATTTCATTCTATCAGGGAAATCAGGAAGCGGAAAAAGCCACTTGTCAATGGCGACAGCTTGGGAAATACTTGAGCGCTCAAATTATGACAAGAAAATACTTTTTATAAGCTATCAAGAGTTATTAGAGCAAATAAAGTTTTCTTATAACAATTCTGAACTGAGAAAAGAAATTGAAGGATCGCTTATAGCCGATATTAAAACAACTGATTTGGTGGTTTTTGACGATGTTGGAGCTGAATTAGGTAGTGGGGTATCAAATAGTAGACAGTTTACAAACAATACGTTAAACACGCTCTTGGAAGCAAGACAGAACAAGGCAACGATTATCACAACAAACTTATCTGGTCCTGAACTAAGAGAAGCCTACGGTGAAAGAATTGTTTCTAGGATATTTAAAAATTCAGAAGGTTATGCGCTGAAATTCCAACAAACAGCAGACAAGCGCATAAAACCAGTGAAAGGTAGTATCGCATGAATAAATATCGTAATCGAAAAACTATCCATCGAGGTATCAAGTTTGATTCTATCGCAGAAGCAGAGTACTACGATCTAGCTTTGTGGCAAGCGGAAGCGAACGGCTGGAAAGTAAAACTTCAGGAACGATTTGAGCTGATGCCGAAGTTTGAACTAGATGGAAAGAAGTATCGTAAGATCGAGTATATTCCCGACTTCACATTTTATAAAAACGGCAAACTAGTCAAAGTCGTAGATGTCAAAGGAATGCAGACAAAAGACTTTAAGATCAAGGCAAAGTTGTTTTGTCATAAATATCAAGTGCCGTTGATTTTAGCTAAAAAATATCGGAATACGTTCAAGGAAGAGCGTTTTTAACGAGGTGGTCCATCATGACAACAGAAGAAGTGATTCAAATGCGTATTCGAAGCCTTCAGCGTGAGATTGACGATCTGGAACGAACAAAGGCAGTGATGGTCAATGAAACGGCGAGAAAGGCGATCGATTTGCACATAGAGAACTTAAGAAGGGAAATTCGTAGATTGGAGGAATGAGCATGGATAAGAAAGCAGCAATGAAAAGAATTGCTGAATTAACCAAGTCAGAATCTTGGCAAGAAGACAAAGAAATAGTTGCAGAAGTCCAAAAGCTCGGCAAATCAATGTGGAATGAAAAGCCCAAACGGAGAACGCCGAGAAAAATTGCAATCTGGCATGGTGATCGAATTCTAGTAACAGGTACTGCTGAACAGTTATCTGAAATTACTGGATTAAGCAAAAACATTATCTGGGATAGAGCTAGGAGCTTATGGATTGATTCAAAGGGACGACAGTTTAGGTATGTGGAGGAGAAATAATGGATCTCATTACACAATACAGTGATATCATCCTCAAGAAAATCATGATGAAGATTCAGAAAGACAAAAAATCAAAAGAACGAGCGGAATTAGTTAAGTTGGAAATGGCTGAAACAGGAGCAGGAGTGCGAAGTAGCAGACATTGGAAAGCAGCAGCAAACATTGAATTCTATTATAACGAAATTCAAAAAGGGTTCGATCAGATGCGTGAGCTGGATAAGCAAACAGGTTGGAGTCAGAAACTTCATCAAGATCGTTTCAAGTTTGTAGAGAAATATAAAGAGATATTAGACGAATACATGGAGGACAGCAATGAATAAAAATAAACAGGAATTGATTAATGAACTAAAGAGAATTTCACTAGAAAAACAGCACAAAGCCCTGACGCATCCAGAAAGCAAAAATTACTATGAGGGCATGGTGATGGCTTATTCTCAAGTCGTTCATATGGTTAATACGGTGTTAAAACTAGACGAACCGAAGAAGCCAGTTGTACCGCAATTTGTGGCGGAGTGGTTTGAAGAGAATAAAGATGATTTAGAATTTGCCATTTGGGAATTGTGTGTAGATTCTTATAATGCTGAAGCTGAACCAGGAATTATTGATTGGATTCAGTGTCCCGAAAACAATCCAATCGAAACCCTCACCCGCATGAAAGACGGCTATGAGGTCGAGAAAGAGCCGTTGTACATGGTTCCATTCCTAAAAGATGAAGAAGGTAACAAAAAGATATTAGTCGAACGTAACAGACAATACGACATCATTTGGGGCTGCGAAAACGATGGCTGGTGTGAGTTATTTACTGAAGAACAGATCAAATCGGTGAATGAAGAGTATTGGAAGTTTGCGGAGCTTTATGAGGTTAGTGAGGATGAAAAGGAATGATCTACTCATATGTCTTTGTAATGCTTTTCGTTTTTAAGCGGGTAATTATTTTAAAGAAAAATAAAAAGCCAATCCAACGATTGGCTAAGATCATTTCTTCTTATCTATAAAGAAGAGAATCAATATATAGAAAATGATAGAACACACCAAACCTTTTAAATAAAAGTCATATTGGTGAACTGATTCTGCATAGGAATACTCAATAATTCGTGAAATAAAGTAAAACGCAGGAGCAGAGCAAAAAAGTAAAAAAATATCGTATTTGTTCCATTTGGTAAAGAACCATAAAAAGATGAGAACACCGAAAAAAGGAATCCAAAACAATAGTTTGCTTAATAGTATCAAAATAACATCTCCTAGTTCTCCCACATATTTGATATGGTAGCACTTTAGAAAGCAAGGAAAATGAAAGTATAATAATAAAATCGATAGTTATTTGTAATAAAACAGGTAGATAGAATAAATACTGTAGATACTAAAACAGACAGCCGACCACTGACTGCCTATATAAGAGTATTGAAATAAAAGGCTGCTGATTCAATAAATTCCACAAGTTTATTATATCACATAAAGGAGCGGTTTGACTTGATGCAATTGTTACGAGAGGTAGATTTCAAACAGACAAGATGTAATGCGAGAGATGTGCTGAAGAACTTTCGGCGTTTGGAGCGGATGGCAGGTCGCTCTTTGATAGATATTAAGTCGCCGATTATTACGGATATGCCGAAGGCACCGAAGCACGGCAATAAGGCAGAAGACGCGATCATTCAGATGATGGATATAGAAGCAGAGAGAGACGCGATTCTAGCAGCCTTGATGGCTCTTAGTCTGATTAGCCGTCAGATACTCTACTACAGCTTCTGTGTGCCAGACAGCTTCTCAAACTACAGGATTAGCCGTGAAGTGGGTTATTCAGAAAGAAGCATACAACGGATGAAGTCGGAAGCTCTAATAGAGTTTGCAGAAGCGTATAAACATGGGGAAAAAATTGCTTATAAATAATTTGGCGGTTTTTTGGCGGAATAATGGCGGTTTTTAGCTATTTACCAGTGTTATTATGATAGTGTCGAAAGATTAGGAACAGGAACTCGACAAATAAACGTAAGGGAGGAAATCTCCTTCATCGTTTCAGTTTCTTCTTTAAAGATAGACAGCAGTAGATAATACTAAAAAGGATGTGAACTCAACTCCTCCTTAATTCTTATTGTCTATCAGCTACTGCTGTCTATTATTTATCATTGACGGGAACGTAAGTTCGTGGTATCTTAATATCATAATCCTTATGATTATATCTGCTAGAAAAGAAGTTTTAGAAAGCGATTGTTTTCTTGACTTCTTTTTGATTTAATTAATATAGTAGATATAAATTCATATGGAGGATTAAGATGAAAGCTTTGTATTTTAACGTGTTTATTTGTAAAAATGGTGAGAAAACGGACTATCCCATTAGTAAATTGATTGATCACATAAATAATAAACAAGCAAAGGATCGAACAAAAGAAGTCGATGGTAAATTCATCTTTTTATCCAAACATAGATTTCCTGAAATGAAACGTAAAGATAATGGTATGGCTATGGATGGATATGAGTATGAAGTAGGGAACAGAACAGTTTGGATAGGTAAATTTCTTGAAGATAAGCCTTTTGCAGGTGAAATTGGATCTGAGCAATTAGAAGAAATATCCGGTGATGTTTACCAACCTAATACTTGTTTATTTATTTGTGAAGCACATCTTTTATTAATGGAATTCACTAATTTAGGTCCTAAAAAAAATGCTTTAGAAGGATATTTGAGTCAATTCATTGAAGGGGACGAATACACGGTTAAATTAGTACCTCTTATAAAAGAAAAAATGTTATCCTTAGTCAAAGCGAGTGAAAGCATAAAGGAAATAGTCATTACTGTTAAAAATGATGATTTTTCATTAAATTCTGTTTTTAAAGAATATGGAGAACATAAAACATTGTTGGAGAAGGCAGTAGAGTCACCAGTGAAAGCTGGTAAAGAGATGGGGGCTAATGAAACAACCATCGTCTTTAAAAAAGGTAGAATGAGAAAAAATATGTCTTCTGACATGGTATCCAAGATTTTAGAAATGATTAATATAAAATCAGATTACTTAGTATCAGCAAAAGTAACTTTTTTAAATCCAAAAACTCAAGAAAAAGAAACAATCAATCTTAAATTGGATGGGTTATACAATACTGATTTAGGAGAGATAAAATCAAATGGTTTTGATTTTTTAGCAAATAAATTTACTGAACATTATTATGATACTCACAAAAGAAACAAAAATACTGAGTACCATAGATTTTTACCACTTGAGAATATTTCTATTGATGAAATTAAATTAAAATAGAGGATGATAGGGGTGTTCTGGATGAAATTATTAGATAAATTATTGCATAGCATACTGATTATCTTGGTTGTCATGAGCACTCTTATAGCTGGTTTAGTATTTTTTATATTTAAGGACGATATTAATGTAGTTTATTCTATATTAGTAGATGCATTAATTTATAAAAATGGTAATATTATAACAGTTGCCACAGTTTTAATTGGTATATATTTTTCATTATATTCTTTTGTTTTAGGTGCAGATCCTAATTCTTTTTTTGGAAAGTTAAAAGATAAAGATGAATTAAAGTTTTTAATAAGAATGATTAATTTAGGTTTTTTTAGTTCATCATTCTTTACGTTATTGTCTTTGTTAAACGATGTATTATTTTCATTAATACACGGATTACTTATATTAATACTAGGAATATTAGTTATAATAATGTTAGGAACGCTAATACAAATTATTATATACTATACTTTAATAATTCGGAAAGATATATTGTCTAAGTTTGAACGTATGGAAGATGAGAAAGTAAAAGAACATGAGAATGAAAAGCTAGCACGAGATTTAAGAATTTTTCTTAATGATTATAATGAAAAGAAATCTCAAGAACTATACAAAAAAGATAAATGATATTAAAGATCACTCTTTGAGTGGTCTTTTTATTTTATTTAAAAGGAGAATAACTATATGAAACAATATACTACTAAAGATTTCGAGGAAATGAAGCAACTAAAGAAGGACTATGAAGAAGTTGGTATGGAGCTAACTGTTGGAGTCATTCAACGAAGACTGCGGGTCGGATTAGAGACAGCAAAGGCTATTTACAATGATCTAAACGCGACTGAAGAGAAGGACTTCCAATGAGAAACTACCGTTGAGTGGTCTTTTTCTTTTTATATAAAGGAGGTAACAACAATGTATAGACCGCAATACTTAGAACAGAAGCGTGAAGTAATCACCGTTCATAAAGGTAATGGCGAAAAAGTATATGAGTATAGGAGACTAATAAAGCGCGATACGTATAAATGAAAGGAAAACAATGAAGTTATTCCATTGTATGGCAAAAGAACAGCTAAGCATTAAATAAGATTGCGAAAGGAGACGGAACATGACCGAGGAATTCTATAGATGGCTATTACAGTTGATAAGAGAAGATCGTTTGGTTAAGTTCTATCAGTCTCCTAAATGGCGCAAGCTTAGAGAGAAAGCGATGAAACGAGATCACTATGAATGCCAAGAGTGTAGAAGACTAGGTAAGTATCATAGAGTAGAGAACGTTCATCATATAAAAGAAGTCAAGGATAGACCTGACTTAGCTTTAGATTTAGATAATCTTATTTGTTTATGTGTTGAACATCATAATGAAGTTCATGGCAGATATCTTACAGCGTTAGATAAACAAGAGAAGAAGATAGAAAGCTTTGCTAACTTCGACGCAAGAGAAAGGTGGTAAGTACATGGTCATCAATGACAATGGTAGAAAGTATGATACAGAAAAGCTTGAAGAGTATTCATCTTATACACAAGGATTAATTAAACGTTTGATATACGTTCGCTATGTAGGTATTAGAGATCTGTTATCAGATAACTGTTGCAGCAAATACAAAGTGAATCAAGTGAGAGAAGCGTTGAATAAAGATAATAACGTTGAAAAAATAAAAAATGTTTTTGGATATAGCATTGAAGAGATTAATTATTACATTGACTTCGCTGAAGCTTTCATTCCGATGGTGAGATAGCCCCCCCTTAAAATAAATCGCAAAATTTTTGGGGGTGATGAAACGGAGGGGGCTGTCAGGAAAAGAGATTTTTTCGAACTTTATCATGAAAGGAGGGCTAAAATGTTTAAAAACGAATTGTCTCAAAATCGCTACAGAGAAAAATTACGCCGCTCTTTAATAAGCCAATTGGAAAGTCAGAAAACAAATATTGAGCCATTCTTAGATAATGTTGATCGTTATATCAGTTTATGGGAAACGGCGATATCACTGGAAGAAGATATATCCGAGAACGGCATTAGACTGGAGAATGGTAAAAAGAATGAATCAGTAGCGTTGCTTGTTTCTGTCAACAAACAAATGGGATTGATGTTGGATAAACTTGCCATTACTCCTGAATTGGTAGGTGAAGCAAATGAATCAATTCCTGAGTTATAAGCATATTGAAAATTGGTTCAAAGCTATAGAAGAAGGCACTATCAAGGTATGCAAAGAGCAATTATTGCTAAAAAATTATCTAGAAGAAAGAGTCTTTACTAGAGAAGATATTTACTTCGATAAGCAGATGGTAGAGGATTCAATCAATATACCAGCACAATACTTTCCATTTGAATTAATTCCGTGGGAAAAATTTCTACAATGTTTTATTTATGGAGTCCGATGGAAAAAAGATAAAACGCTAGTGTTCAATAGATATCTTTCATTAATGGGACGTGGTAATGGTAAAACTGGTTTTGCTTCTTGGAACAATTTTTTCTTGCTGACTGCAAAACACGGTATTAAAAATTATGATATTGATATTTATGCCAATAACGAAAGCCAAGCAAAGACTAGTTTTGATGATGTATTTAAAGTAATTAAAGATCATCCTGATTTAGATAAAAAAGTGTTTAAAGCTACGAAGGAAGTTATTCAAAATATCGCTACAAATAGCAAGCTTCGTTATAACACGGCAAACGCTAGAACAAAAGATGGTAAGCGACCAGGTGCAAACCGCTTTGATGAAATTCACGAAAATGAAGATTATTCAATGATAAATGTGGCTACTTCTGGTGGTGGTAAAATTCGAGATTATAGAGAATTTTATGATACAACTAATGGCCATGTTCGTGGTGGTCCGCTTGATGACATTATAGAAGAATCAAAAATGATTCTTTCTGGAGAACTTGGAATTGACAAGGATGGAGCAGAATTTTCTAGTTTGTTTCCATTTATTTGTCGCTTGGATAACGATAATGAAGTTGATGATCCCGACATGTGGGAAAAAGCTTGTCCGACTATTAATTACAATGCAGATTTAAAACGGAAAATGTTTCAAGAATACTCTCAAATGCAACGTAATGCTGGTTTAAGACTTACGTTCATGACAAAACGAATGAACAGACCTATGGAAGATACACGATTTGCTGTTGCTTCATATGATGATGTTCTGCATACGAAAGAAAAAGAATTTCCTGAAAAAATGGATGAAGTGATAGGAACAGTCGATTTTGCTGATAGACGAGATTTTGCCAGCGTTGGGTTACTAGGAAAATATGATAAAGATGTGTATTTTACACAACATACTTTTATCCACGAATCAGCTCTTCGATTACAAAACATAAAACGAGAGGTTATAGATATTTCTATAGATCAAGGAAAATCACAGATTGTTCATGGGAAAAATATAGAAGCTGATTATATTGTAGGTTGGTTTCTTGAAATGAGTAACAAATATTATATTAAAAAAATTGCTATGGATATGTACCGTGCAAAAATATTGAAGCCCGCTTTAGAAGAAGCAGGTTTTACTGTGGAAATTGTTCGAAGCGGATCTGTTACACATGGTATGTTAAAAGATCTAGTTGATGACCTTTTTATTAATCAACGTTTATTTTTTGGTGACGATGCGATTATGCGTTGGTATTGCATGAATGTATATGAAGAGCATATTTCTAATGGAAATATACGCTATGAAAAAATAGAACCTGAAACTAGAAAAACGGATGGCTTTTTTTCATTCCTTCATGGTTTGAATTTTTTAGATGATATTTATGATTCTGCTCCTGTAACAGTCACAAATAGTTCAGTAGGAAATACAGGAACTGGATTTACTCCTCTAGTATTCTAACTTGAAAGGAGGTGAGAAAGTGGGGATTTTTCAAAAGGCGGTAGGATACTTCACAAAAAAAGCAACGGTTCCTTTAGAAGAATACTTTTGTAAATTGCAAGTTGATTTTGTGTATCGAAAATTTGCGATTGAAACTTGTATTGATTTGATTGCAAATGCGATGAGTAAAGCGGAATTCAAGTCATATGAAGATGGAAAAAATAAAAAGAATGATCTTTACTATAGGCTGAATGTAGCTCCTAATAAGAAAAATAATGCAACAGAATTTAGAAAAAAACTGATCAGGAGATTAATATTCTACAATGAAGTATTGATCGTTTCTCCGTCTAATAATTCTAGCGAAATATTTATTGCGGATAGTTGGGATGTCACAGAATATGCATTGAAAGATGATGTGTTTTCTCAAGTTCAAATTAACAATATAGTCCTTGATAGAGAATTTCTAGAAAGTGATGTTATCTATATAAAATACGCAGATCAACAAATTAGGCAACTGGTCGATGCGTATTATCAAGCGTATGGGAAACTCATTTCTAGTGCCATGAATGTTTACAAGCGTTCTAACGCTCGTAGATACGTACTGAAAGGGAATTTATTTCGACCACAAGACAATACAACACAAGACCAAATCAATAAAATGATGACATCGCAGTTCAAACAATTCATGGAAGCGGACAATGCAGGGGCAGTATTCCAACTACAAGAAGGATTCAATTTAGAAGATTTCAGCGGAAACTTCCAAAGCAATTCAAGAGATATAAAAAACTTAATAGACGACATCTTTGAGATGACAGCAGCAGCGTTTCACGTTCCGAAAAACCTACTAAAGGGAGACATGAGTGGGTTATCGGATCAAGTGGACGCTTTTTTAATGTTCGAAATCATACCGATTGCTGAACTTATTCAGGATGCGTTTAACGCTAGTCTATATGAAGCAGAAGAATACTTGTCAGGGAATTTTGTACGTGTTGATACAACTATGATCAAGATTACTAGCTTCAAAGATTTGGTTGACGCTATTGATGTAGGCATTAGAAATGGGGTATTTACAATCAACGAAGGAAGAGAACGCGTTGGAAATGATCGCTCTGATAAGGCGATGGCAGATGAAATATTTATAACTAAAAACAACCAACAAGTATCGAAAGGAGGTGAGGCGAATGACGACAATGAAAACATTTCTAGCAGTAAAGAATGAAGGCACAGTACCACAAATTTTTATTCAGGGATTTATTGGTTCTAGTTGGTTCTTTGAGGGGAATACTGACAAGGGAATCAAAAATATTTTGGATAGTCTAGGTGATCAAGAAGAAATTGAAGTAGTAATTAATTCGAACGGTGGAGACGTATTTCAAGGGATTGCTATTGGGAACTTACTTAAGTCAAATAAAGCAAAAGTTAACGTTGTGATTAACGGCTTAGCCGCTAGTGCTGCTTCAATTATCGCAATGGCTGGCGATACTATAAAAATTTACAACAATGCACAATTGATGATTCACCGCGCTTCCACATATGGAGAAGGAAATGTCGATGACTTCCGCACGATTGCTGATCAATTGGAATCAATTGATAAATCGGTAAAGGCTTCATATAAAACACGATTCAACGGTACAGATGAAGCATTGCAAGAACTTCTTGAAAAAGAATCGTTTATGGATGCAGAAACAGCTTTGAGTTATGGATTGGTCGATGAAATTATCGATGCAGAAAATAGCGCAGGTACTGAAGCTAAGAAAGAACAAAGCGTTGAAGAAATTTTGAATGACGTTGAAGAAAAAAGAGCAGAAAAAATTGCTGCATTTACAGCAGCATTAAATAAAACATTTGGACAAGGAGATGCAAAATAATGACAGTTAAAAATTTAAAAGGTGTAACAGCTGCAAGTGACCAATTGATGAAAGCTTTTAAAGATGGTAACGAAGAATCTTTTAGCGCAGCTATGGTAAGCTTATCTAAGGAAATTCAGGATAAAATTTTAGAAGAAGCAACAGCAAAAAATCAAGATCAATTAGTATTAATGAACCGTGGTCAGCGTGTATTAACTACACAAGAAACAAAATTCTATAACGAAGTAGTGAATAACGAAGGTTTTGCAGGGGTCGAAGAATTAGTGCCAGCTACTGTATTTGAACGTGTGTTTGAAGATTTAGAACAATCTCATCCACTATTGCAAAAAATTACTTTTGTTAACACAACTGGTGTAACAGAATGGATTGTGTCACGCGGAGTCAATCCAGCATGGTGGGGTAAGCTTTGCGAAGCTGTTAAAAAAGTTTTAGATAATGGCTTTGACGTAATTAACATGAAGCAGTTCAAGCTATCAGGTTATATTCCTGTATGTAAGGCAATGCTTGACTTAGGTCCAGTATGGTTAGATCGTTATGTCCGTACTGTTTTAGTAGAATCATTGAGAATTGCATTAGAACAAGCAATTGTTGATGGTACTGGTAAAGATATGCCAGTCGGAATGATGCGTGATATGAGTAAACAAACTAGCGGAGAATATGCTGAAAAAACAGCAGAACCTATTACAGCTTTAGATGCTGCAACTATGGGCGGTTTGATGGCACGACTATCAAAATTCAATATCGAAGGTGTAGATGATCCGATTTATCGTAATGTGAATCCTTCTGATGTGGTCCTAATTGTGAATCCAACTGATTACTGGTCTAAAGTATTCCCAGCTAAGACTGTACTAACTGCTAATGGAGAATATGTACAAGTATTGCCAGTACCAGTTTCAGACTTGCAGTCAACAGCTGTGCCAGAAGGAAAAGCAGTTATTGGGGTAGCTTCAGACTACTTTATGGGTGTAGGATCTACACTAAAAATTGAAGCTTCAGATGAATACCATTTTGTTGAAGACGAACGCATTTATCTAGCTAAACAATATGCAAATGGACAACCTAAACGTAACGATAGTTTCATTGTGTTAGATATTAGCGCTTTGGGAACTACTACTACTACAACTACAAAACCAACAACCACAACAACTACAACACAAGCGTAGGTGATCAGAATGAAGTATATTCTTTGTCAGCCGGCAATCAATCGGTTTAAATGGGAGCTTGAAGTTTGTTTAACTAATCTGAAGAAACTAGGAATCAAAGATATCGCATTGCTTTTCAGCAGACACGATGATCAGATTCCTATTTTTTTTGAGCAGGAATATGGCGTTGAAGTTCATGTGTACGATGATCTGCGGGACGACAAAGAGTATATTCCTTCGATTAAACCATATTTATGGTGGAAATATTTAGAAGAAGATCATTCGCGTGAGGACGACCGATATTTCTATATCGATTCGGATGTCATTTTCAATAAAAGAATTAATTTGCGCAAATTGCCTTCTAAAGATGATGTTTGGTATTGTAGCGACTGCTGTAGTTATCTAAGTCTTGATTATATTAGAAGCTGTGAAAACGGAGAAAATATTCTAAAAGATATGGCAAACATTGTAAATGTTACAGTAGAATCTTTGGAAACTATAAACACTAATTCAGGAGGCGCACAGTGGATTATTAACCGTCCTAAAGCGAATTATTGGAAAAAGGTTTATCTAGATTCTAATCGGCTATATCGCTACCTTAGAAGGCAAAAAACAAATATACAAATCTGGACAGCCGAGATGTGGGCACAGCTTTGGAACATGATGTATTTCAATATTGGTCCTAAAGTTCACGAGGAATTAGACTTTTGTTTTGCTACTGATCCAATAGAAAAAGTTAAAGAAGTAAAAATCTTGCACAATGCTGGAGTAACAACAGCTGACGAAGATTTATTTTTCAAAGGGAGATATGTGACTTCCACGCCTTTTGATGAAGATTTATCATTTGTAAACAAGAAAAAATGCTCTTACGCATATGTTAAAGCAATTAAGGCGGTGGTTAGATGACGCCTGAACAAGTGACTGAAGAATTACTAACAGCTGTGAAGGATAATATTTACGTCACCTGGAACGAAGAAGATGAATCAATTAAAAAGATGATAGCTAAAAATGCTGTTTATCTTCAAAGTAAAGTGAGTACAACTCTTTCTTTTTCTCCTGAAAGCTTAGAATACGGATTGCTAATCGAAAGATGTAGATACGACTGGAATCGTGCTTTAGATGAGTTTGAACAAAATTTCGCTAGTGAGTTATTAAGTTTCATTCAACATTATGCGCTACAAGAATATATTGCAGGTGATGGGAATGGCGAATAATCGTAGACTCGAAGAAACGTTCAACGATGGTTGGTTAAAGATTTTGACGCAAACCACCAAAAGAAATGAATTAGGAAAAAAGATTGGTGTAGAAGATACAGAAATCACTTCTTTAAAATTTAGAAATCTTTCCATGAGAGATAGTGATATAACATCTATGGATGCGATGGGATCGAAATTAACTAAGAAAGTAAAGACTCCATTTCATCCAATCGCCAAGAAATTTAATAAAGATCAATATTTTATCGTAATCGATAGTATGCGTTACAACGTTATCTATGCCGATTACGATAATTTTTATATCTATTTTTATCTTGAAAGTGTGGGTGAATATGGTGATTGATAATTCTAAAGAAAAAGAACGTTTAAATAAGCAAATTTCTGCTATCAAAACTTCCTTAGAAGAACATTTTAAGCTCAAACTCTTTCAAGACTCTGTTGGCGAGGATGAGCTACCTGATGAATTTAATTACTTCATTCTCGAAACAGGAGAAATAGAAATGATCACTGAACCAAAATATAGCGTGGGTCAAAATCTATATCTAACTTTCTATTCAGAAAATAGAGAAGATTTAACAGGAGATTCACTAGATATTATTTCATTGATTCAAAATCGTTCGATTCGTTTTCAGAGAATGGATCCCAACCATTTAAAACTAGAAAATCAAGATCGCTATATCGATCAATTGGTATTTACGTTTAGACGATTATTGAAGAGTGATTGTCATGGCTAAAAATAGTTGGGAGCTAAAAATAAATGGACATGATGAACTTCTTGTGCGGATGGAACGCTATTCAAGCGAGAGTGAACGACTGATCAATGAAGCATTGAAATCGAAGGGTTCAGATATTGCAGTGGATAGGATTACGGAAAAAATTCCTGTTTCTGAAGCAGATTTAAGAAGAGGGCACCAACACGCAAAAAATAGTCGTCCACTTAAGACTCAATATATTAATTTGGGTTTCATCATTAGACCTACAAGAAAATTTGAGTATTTAAAATATCCTGATTTGGGGATAGGTACTTCTAAAAGAAATCAGCCAGACGAATTTATGAGAAGAGGATTAGGTCTTGCACTTGATCCAATTACAGAACTTCTGATTCGTCAATTCGATAAATTAAATAAATAGGGGGAACAACAATGGCTAAAACAACAACTGTAGTAACAACGTTCGATAACGTGAGTATCAAACGAATTGCTTTTAATTTTAAGAACGCAGAAAATGCAATCGCAACAGATTGTAACGGACAATTAGATGGCGAAACAGAAATGCAAACGGTGGTTAAAAAATGTGGAGCGACAGAAGTAAAATCAAAATCTAAACCAATCAATATGACGGTAACAATTACTGCACATGTACCGATGGAAGTTTATCGACGTTTCAATGGATTGAAACAAGATGAACGTATTAAACCAGGCATTTACTCTTACGGTCCTGATTCCGTAGGCGAAGATTTCTCACTTGCTGCAGAGATCGTGGATGACTTCGAAGAAAATAGCAAGTTAGTTGGTATGTTAGCATGCACTTCGAATACAGGATTAACATTCTCTATTGAAAATGGTGCGGATGAAGTAGCTGCGTTAGAACTAGAAACAAAAGTTATGCAAGATGAATTTGGTAAATTCTATCATGAAGCAATTGTTGCAGAACTTGAAGAAGACTTAACAGATCAATGGATGACAAATCTATCTGCTGATGTGATTAAAAAGAGTTCAACAACCACTACTACAACGACACAAGCTTAAACATAAAACGGAGGTAGCAAAATGAACGAAGATTACTCAAAAATTGAACTAAACGATGGAACAATTTTGAATTTAGAACCTAAACTGAATATCAAGAAATTATTGATGATCAATAGAGATTTTAACACAGACGAGTTTGCAAAAATGACTGTGGGAAAAGGATCCATGGATATTTCTGTTATTCAAGGTGCAAAGGCTGTGTATATTGCTTACCGCCAAGCGAACATGACTGATTATATTTCATTCGATGAATTTATCGATAAATGGGATTTTGATATGGCTACTGCCAGCTATATTTATCAATTGATGATGTTCAAACAAGCACGAGATGCCTATCAAAAAGAATTTGAAAAAGCAAATAAGGAAAAAAAGCTTCAAAAGTAAAAATGCCAAAGCTCTTAGTTGAAACGTGGGTCGATGTCTATTCGATGTTGACCGACGTTTTTTCTATGCCTTCAGATTTGGTTTTAAGCGATATCTGTTTAGATGACATTTTGCAAATGGCTTACAACAAGAGTGCTTATGAAGGATGGAAAAACTATGCAATAAACCAATCCCAGAAAAACTAAAGAAAGGAGGTAAAAAATGGCTAAAAAGAGAACAGAAGCAGAAGTAACTTTCATAGCTAACGATGACGGATTGAAATCTACGTTAAAAGAAATCAGTGCTGAATTAACTAAAAATAGAGCAGAATTAAAACTAGAACAAGCTCAATTACAACAGACTGGTTCTGAATCAGACAAGTTAGGAAGTAAATTATCTTCTTTAGAAAAGCAGTATGAATTACAAAGTCAAAAAGTTGAAGTAACTAGTCAACGTTTAGCCAATGCCAAAAAATATTATGGAGAAAATTCCACCGAAGTTCAGAAACTTGAAAGAGAACTGATTAATCAACAAACAGCACAACAACGTTTGTCAAACGAAATTGATAAAACGAGTAATGCACTAGCTCAAGCAAAAGGCGAAATACAGACGTACGAGTCTACAATGCAACAGTTGGACAGTGAACAGAAAAATGTTCAAGCTAGTGCTTCTCTGATTGAATCAGAATATAAAAAATGGCAAGCAACTGCTGGTCAATCAGCTTCTGAATCCGAGAAATTAGCGAAAGCCCAAGAATTTGTTTCTCAACAATCTGAAAATGCGGAGAAAACGATAGATATCCTAAGGCGACAGTTAGAAGCTACACAGTCTGAATTTGGCGCTACATCCACAGAAGCAATGCAGATGGAAGCGAAGCTTAATGATGCTGAACGTGAATTTGAAGAGTTAGGACAAGCTGCTAAAAATGTAGATACAACTAACTTGGACGATATCGGAAGCAAAATAGACATGAATAATTTAATGGAAGCTTCTGACGTTTTAAGCGACATTGGCGATAAGCTTACAGAATTAGGGAAACAAGCAGTGGACTCAGCTAACAGTGTAGGTAGTTCCCAGAGTAAGATACAAGCTAATTTTGGTTTGACTAAACAAGAGGCTGAAGAATTAACGAATGTAGCCAGAGACATTTATTATAAAGGTTTTGGAGAATCGTTAGATCAGTCCACAGATGCATTGATTTTGGTAAAGCGTAATTTAGGCGATTTAAATAATCAAGATTTACAAAATATCACGGAACAAGCTATGGTCCTAGAAAACACCATGGGCGCTGATATGGATGAAACGTTACGTGGTGTAAATGGCTTAATGGTCAATTTCGGCTTGAGCGCTCAAGATGCAATGGATTTAATGGTTTCGGGTACTCAAAACGGTTTAGATAAAACGCACGAATTAGGCGACAATATGGCAGAATATAGCCAATTATGGAGTCAAATGGGATATTCAGCTGATGAAACGTTCGGAATGCTTCAAAACGGTTTAGATGCGGGTGCTTATAACCTTGATAAAGTCAATGACTTAGTTAAGGAAATGGGAATATCGTTAACAGATGGTCGATTTGAGCAAAACATGGATATGTTTAGTGAAAGTACTAGAAAAGCTTTTGAAGAGTGGAAAAATGGCGGAGGAACACAAAAAGACGTTATTAATTCCATGATTCAAGATTTTAGCAATATGGATGGTCAATACGACCAATTAAATAAAGCTTCAACAATTTGGTCTGCGCTTGGCGAAGATAATGCGATGAAAGTTGTCCAATCTTTAACTGATGTTAAACATACATTTGATGATGTTAGTGGATCTGCACAAAAAATGAATGAAGATTCTACTACTCCGTTGCAAGAGTTGAACGGGAAAATAGCTGAATTAAAGGATTCATTAGCTCCTATAGGCAACACAATCATAGATGCACTCGAACCAGTAATTGATTTTCTAGGAAAGATGGCTGATGCGTTTAATAATCTTCCACAACCAGTACAGGATTATGCCGTAGCAATTGGCGGATTGACTGCTGCATTTACTTTATTAATGCCAATAATAGTTGGCTTCATGGCTCTAGGTGGTCCTACTACATTAATAATAGGAGCAGTTATTACTGCTATTGCTGGAGTTATAGCAATTATAAAAAACTGGGGTGCAATTACTGACTGGTTTAAGGGAATATGGAGTAAATTCACTGATTGGTTGGGTGGTACTTGGGAAAGTATAAAAGAAGGTGCCTCATCAGTTTGGGATGGAGTCAAAGAAACCTGGTCTGGATTTGTAGATTGGGTTCAAGAAATTTGGCAAGGAGTTTCTGATTGGTTTGGAGAGTTATGGAGCGGATTAGTTGAAGGAGCTTCCAACATCTGGCAAGGAGTCCAAGAGACTTGGCAAGCATTCGTTGATTGGGTTTCAAATATTTGGAACGGAGTCAAAGAAGTATGGTCGATTATTTGGGCAGACATTGTAGGAATTGTTCAAATACCATGGACCTTAATAACGTCATTGATTCAAGCTGGTATTAATATTATCGTGGGTATTTTTGATGTAGCTGGACAGTTATTAGGCGCAGCTTGGCAAGCTGTTTGGACACCTATTTCTGATTTCCTTAAAAACACTTGGGATACTATGACACAATGGGTAAGCATCGCTTGGAATGGAATTGTAACTACATTCCATACTATATTTGATCCAGTAGTGGCATGGTGGAATGGTATATGGACATCCATTAGTACTACGGCTTCAAATATTTGGAATTCAATTAGTGCAACAGCTTCTAGTATTTGGAACAGTATCAAGAATACAATCACTAGTTTGGTACAAGCAGCTGCTACAGTAATTCAAAATGTTTGGTCAACTGTATCTAGTTGGTTAGGCGGAATTTGGAATTCAATCAGCTCTACAGCATCAAATATCTGGAATAGTGTGACTAGCAGTATAAGTAATGCTATAAATGCAGCTAAAAGTGCCATTCAAAGTGTTTGGAATAGTATATCTTCATGGATTAGCGGAATTTGGAACGGTATCAAAAATACTGCTTTGAATCTTTGGAATGGAATTACAAGCACTATTAGCTCTAAAGTAAACGATGGAAAAAATGCAATTTCAAGTGGTTGGTCCAATCTAACAGGTATTGTTTCCGACATATTCAATAATGTTAAAAGTACGATTGCTAACATTTGGGAAGGTATTAAAAAGACTGTTAGTGCTCCAATTGATTGGATTAGAGATAAAATCAGCAGCCTTTTTGATAATCTGAATATTTCTATACCACATATTCCGTTACCGCATTTTAAGTTGAGCGGGGAATTCAATCCGTTGAAGGGAAAAATTCCAACGTTGGGTGTGGATTGGTACGCGAAAGGTAGTGTGTTTAATTCTCCGAATATTATCGGTGTCGGTGAAGCAGGACCTGAAGCAGTTTTACCTTTGAAAAGATCTGTGCTGCAAGAAATTGGTGATCGTATCTTGAGTAGCACATCAGTTTCATCTAGGGCACAAACGATTCAACCTGTGAACAACTACGAATTCAATTTCACAATTGATGGTAACGCAGATGAGGTTACTATGAAGCAAACAACTCAACAAATCATTGATAGCATTACAAAAGTTCAAAATGATAATGCTTCGGCATGGCGTTAAACAGGAGAGTATTTCTCCTGTTTTTTTAGTATTAAAAAGGATGTGAAAAAATGACTGATTGTATACATTCTATAATCGATGGATTTCCTGATTATTTGCATAAATTGGCTTTAGCTGAAAGACCAACCATACCTTCTCCAAAAAGACAGAGAGTTGAAACTTCTGTTTTAGGACGGTTAGGTGGCTTAGTGCAAGATTACTCGTTTGAAGATATGTCATTCACTTTGCACTATAACTACTTAGAGGATGTGGAAGACCATCAAGCTTTTAAGCAATCGTTTTATATCACGCGTCATTGGTTAAATTATGCAAAGAAATTAGAATTCTCTGATGATCCCAACGTCTATTACGTTATCCAGACTATCGATATTGGGGATGCAGAAAACGACATCGTTGAATGGGGAGATTTTGATGTAAATATCACTGCGAAACCATTTGCAAGAGTTCAAGAAGATGTACCAATAACCGTAGATAAACCACAGTCATTTAACTTGCTGAATAATAGTTTAGAAGAAAGTTTTCCAAAGATTATCATCACTCCTTCAGCTACTTCATGCCAGTTCATCTTAAATGATTATGTGTTTAGTTTTGAAGGCTTAGTAGTAGGAACTGACGTAGTCATTGATAGTGATTTGATGCTTTGCTACGAAGAGCAATCGGACGGAGATATTTTAGATCGGTCCAACAAAATGAAGACCATGCAATATCCGACATTGCAAGTGGATATTAATCATTTTAATTGTACTGGTTTGAGCAAAATACAAATTTATCGCAATGGGTTAAGGTAGGTGAAATAGATGATCGATAATTTAATAACTATTTACGATAAAAATGACGCGAATAATTTAGCTGAACATTTATATGATACACAAGGGTTAGGTGCTTTATCAGACTGGTTAACAGCCACTGTTAGCAATAAACTAAACGGAGCTGAGATATTTCAGGGGACTTATCCAATAAGTGGAACTAATGCAGATTTGATTGTAGAAGGACGTATTATTCAGTGCTATGTAGATGAAAATCGAGCGAAACAGCGTCTACGGATTTATTATGCAAAGACTTCTGTAATAGGAAATACGATAGAAGTAAAAGCTGAACCTATTTTCAATGATATAAGAAAATCGGTGTTGAATAAATATGACAGTGGAACAGAAAAGATCACTGCTACTCAGGCATGGCAAAACGCAAAAGCTTTAGCGAAACCAGCTATCCCTTCGCAGTTTTCTTTCTCGTCATTAGTAGATACGTTTGCTAATGTGAAGATAGAAAAGGCGAATTTTTTAGAATTCTTTGGTGGAAAAGAGGGATCTATTCTAGATCGATTCCATGGGGAATTTCTAAAAGATAATAACACATTACGTCATGAAAAAAGGCTAGGTACGGATCATAAAATCAAAGCGATTTATACTAAAAACTTAACTGGTCTTGACTTAGAGATAGATGCTCAAAGCGTTTTAGTTGGAGTTTATCCATTCATTAGCAGTTCTTCAGAAGGAGAAGACGAGATCACTCTACCAGAAAAAGTTATTTTCACGGATTACGTGGATGATTATCCTGCTGGATATGTTTCTTTTGTTGATTTTAAAGACAAAGCGACTGATGTAGCCACATTAAGGGAAGCTGCTAAAGAATGGTTGAAAACGAACGTAGACAAACAAAAACCACAAGTGAGTGGTTCGATTGAATTAGTACCATTGAGGCATCAAAGAGGCTATGAAAAATTTGTTGATCTAGAAAAAGTTTCGATGGGTGACGGAGTAGATGTGTATCATCCACAGTTAAAAGTGAATATGTCAGCAAGAATTGTGGAATATACGTTTAATGTTTTAACTAACTCATACGATAAATTAGTTGTAGGAAACGTCAAAACAAACTTCTTAGAAAATACGGAGAATAATGTAAGCAATTTGATTAATGATGCCATTGATCAATTGAAAAATGGTGGCGAAATCAGTGATTTAATCAATGATATTGTAGATCATCAAACTGATATGATTACTGGCCAAAATGGTGGCTATGTTTTATTAGATCCTAAAGAAGCGCCTAGTCGTATTTTGATTATGGACACGCCAGATAAGAATACTGCACGGAACGTTTTACAAATCAACAACGCTGGTATTGGTTTCTCTAAAACTGGGATTAACGGAACATATGAAACCGCATGGACGTTAGATGGCGGATTCAATGCCTCGTTTATTACAGCTGGTGAGATAGTAGGGATTACTATTAGAGGTACTACATTAATTAGTGATGGCACTGATTATAGAACAAGTATTGCCAATGGCAAAATGACTTGGTATTCAAAAAAAGTTAACAAAGATATTATGGAGCTAGAAGCACGTGATTATGTAAGTGCTGATGCCGGTATTGTATCATACACCATGAAAACTGGTGGTGGTTTCATGATTAGAAATCCACAGGGGAATTTGGTTTTTAGTACGTGGGATAATGGAAATAACAGACCGTTTTTATCTTTTGGCGCGCCAAATTTCAGATATAGCAATGCTAGTTATGTAACTTCTGGCGACGGTAATTCTTTGGGTATAGATGGTAGTGCGGGTAACTCATGGGAATTTAAGGTAGCTGGCAGGACTATGAAATTTACTAGTGATGGTATGCTAACGTTACCAGGTTGTTTTTTTGGTTCATGGGAAGATGGGAAACTTGCTAGGTTTGAACAATCAACGGTACAAGTATATAAAGATTTTACTGTTAGAGGTACTAAAAACTCAACCGTACCAACAGAACATTATGGACAACGACTATTGAACGCTTATGAAACGCCAGAATATTATTTCGCTGATTATGGGGAAGCCGTTACAGGTGATGATGGTAAAGTTCGTGTTGATATTGATCCCATGTTTGCTGAGACAGTAAATCTAAGTCGGTATATGACACATGTGACACCTACAGAACTAGTTTTGTGTGCTGTTACTCATGAAGATATTGACCATTTCATCATTGAAACTAGTAAGCCAAACGTATTAGTTAGATGGAATTTAGTGGCACACCGTCTAGGGTATGAAGATGTTAGATTAAAAGAGGATACAGCATATGATAGCACAGTGCTTGACCAAAAACGTTTTTAAAACGAAGACAAGGAGGTATATAAATGGCTAGCAGTTTATATAATTTGGCTCTAGATTTCAGCAAAGAATTAAACTACACCAAAGCTATTATGGCTCGTCAAGGTGACAAAGGAATTACGGTGACTGTTAAACCATTTTTAAATGGCTTACAGATGGATACGAGTGGCGGAACATTTACTTTAAAAGGAACAACACCATCTAACCGTTACGTAGATAGTGTTGCAACTAGCGTAACTAGTGAAGAAGTCACATTTTCTCTTGATGGCACATTTATGAGTGAAGCAGGATATTATAAACACTGCTATGTAGAATATAGAAAAGACAATCAAATTTTAACAACGCAAGATATTATTTTTTTCTCACTGGGAGTGTCTGACATTTCGCAAGGCCAAGCCGATGAATATGTTTCGCAATTGGAAGAGCTGATTCGAAAGTATAACGAAACTTTTGATGCTTTTATGGCTGAAATTAAAGGTAGAGTGGATAGCTTAAATAAACAGATTACTGATTTAACTGGTCAAGCTAAAACGCTACAAGACAAGTTAGATGCTCTGAAAGAAGAAATTTCTAAGTTAGGTAACTTGCATGTGATGTATTCAAACAGCATCGACTTCGGGGACTATGATTATTCGGGGAATCCGAATGTTATGACTAAGCCTTATATTGCTGAAAATATAACCGGCGGTACAACAGGATTAGTTGTAACCCCAATTGATGATGGAGCAAGAATAGAAAAAACACGAGTTGATGTATCCAGACCGTTTGATTCAGCATTGGGTAATCTTTTGAATAATACAGATTATATAATTTCATATGATATACTTCTGGAAAAGGGATATACAGGAGATTTAAAAACATGCAATATTGCATTAGAAGGACAGTTTGATGGAAAGCCTAATTATCTTGCTGTTTTTTATATGAATAGTGTAACTTCAACAGATGTATGGCAAAAGGTTTCTGTAAAATTCAATAGTGGTGCCAACATGGAAAAATTAAGTGGTTTTAAGTTTAGAGTATTTTTATCTCAAAGTGTTCAAGTAGCATTAAAAATAAAAAATGTGAAAATTGAACGTGGCTCAACAGCCACCCCGTACCAGCCTAACTTACTTGATGCGCCATATTATTTGAGTAAGGTGGCTTTGGGTGAAAATATAATTACATCAAAAAGTTACGATAATTCTAATTACTTAATTGGTTCATTTGATATTAATAAAACAATTAATAATGGTGATAAATTAACTTTTACAATACAAGGAACAAAACCAGCTAACAAGCAATTTGGTATGTATATTCAAACAACCACAGGTGCAGCAACCGAGTTTCAAGGACATCTTACACCAGTTGAAGGCTTAACAGACGTGTGGTCATGGTCTAGCGGTGCTAAAATATCTAAACCAATAGGAAGTGGGGCAAAGGTGGTAATTTATCAACTCCCCCCAGAAAGTCAAGTTCCTAACGGTAAATGTACTATTTCATGGGCAAAACTAGAAAAAGGCGACACACGAACTCCGAATATTAGTGAATATAAATATCGTGGTACTGGTATGCGTGATTCTAATAACCCATATGATTATGTATGGGATCTAGCACCAGAATATGTCGAAGACAATCTTGCTACAGATGTTAAAATTTCTGAAATTACTGGTAAAGCAAACAATTATACCGATGGGAAAGTATCGGAGATTAATTCGCAGTTGACTGCTTCAATTCATGCGGTAGATACCACAGCTAAGGATGCTCAAACAAAAGCGAATGCTAATGCGACTGCTATTAAAAATACGAATAATAGGGTTGATGAGATAGAGAATAAAATGCCTTTGTACGCCATTTATGGTGAAGGTGCAAATCTTTCTAAAGTTTCTAGTGGTACTAAAATACCTATAGGGGCTCTTATCGCTATGGATTTTGCCCACACTTCTAGTGATTTACCTTACACGATAGGTAGTGATAGAAATACTTTAACAGCAACTAGAGATTGTGTTTTATTTTTCGAGGGTTCTGTAAAACTTCATGGAGATAACACGTTAAAATACGCCTATGTAAAAATTAGGAAAAATGGAAGTGATACGAATTTTACTAACTTGGGTAGTAGCGTGAATTTTAATTATATGACTACTCAAGCTGGTCAGTACGTCCACACTTTAGTTACAGGAGATAAGGTAGAGTTTACTATAGAAACAGCTGCTGGAGGAATCATGTTTGCAACACAACTCTTATCCTTAAAAATATCAGAAGTAAAACCTGTATAAAATACTAATTTTGCTACCAACACGCTCAAAGGAGGGTGTTTTTTATTTTGCAATGAAAGGAGGCTAGTTGGTTGAAAGACGAAGCAATACAAGACGTAGTAGAACGCTTAGTGCGTATTGAAACGAAACTGGATAATTACGAATCATTACGCGAAAAAGCAGAAAGTGCAAAAGATAGAGCAGACCAGGCATATTCTATTGCGCTTAATAATGCAGAAGATATTAAAGAGATGAAAGCCAATAATAAATGGTCGTGGGGTTACATGATCGGTTTAGGCATTACAATCATTGGCTATTTCTTGACTAAATTGTAAAGGAGTTAAGAAGAAATGATTTTACCTGATAAGTATTATCAAGTCATTAAATGGACGGTTTTAACAGTTTTGCCAGCTGCATCTGCTTTAGTAGCCATGTTAGGCAAAGCATATGGATGGAATGGAACAGATATGACAGTACTCACTATCAATGCAGTAGCAACATTTTTAGGCGTTATCACTGGTGTGTCTGCATATAATTTGAAGAAATAGGAGGAAACAAATGAAAAAGAAAATCTTAGTAGGAGCTCTCGTAGCTCTTTTTTTGTTGCCTGTAAATGTATTTGCTGCAAAAAATGATCAGGGCGTTGATTGGTCGATTTATCAAGGGGAGAACGGAAGATTTGGGTACGCTCATGATAAATTTGCTATTGCACAAATTGGTGGTTATAACGGAACTGGTTTATATGACCAATGGACCTACTCCACGCAAGTTGCTTCTGCAATTGCTCAAGGCAAACGAGCACATACCTATATTTGGTGGGATGTATGGGGATCTCAAATGATTGCTAAACAAACGATGGATTATTTCTTGCCAAAGATTCAAACGCCTAAAGGATCAATAGTAGCGATTGATTTTGAGGGAGGAGCATCTTCTAATAAACAAGCAAATACGGATGCCATTCTTTATGGTATGCGTCGAATCAAAGTAGCAGGCTATACTCCAATGCTTTATTCAGGTAAGCCATTCTTATTGGCAAATGCTTATTATCAGCAAGTAATCAAAGAGTTTCCAGATTCTCTATGGATCTCTGCTTATCCTGATTATAATGTAACGCCAACTCCTAACTGGAATATTTTTCCATCGCTGGACGGTATCGGTATCTATCAATTTACCTCAACTTATATTGCTGGTGGATTAGATGGTAATATCGATTTAACTGGCATTACAGATAACGGTTATACAGGTTCAGATAAACCAGCAACAGACACTCCAGCAACGGATGCAGGGGAAGAAGCTAATGATACGCCAAAATCAGAAATTAAAGTGGGGGACACTGTGAAAGTGAATTTCTCAGCGAAAAACTGGGCAACTGGAGAAGCGATCCCACAATGGGTAAAAGGAGAAAGCTACAAGGTTCAACAGGTAAACGGCAACAAAGTTTTACTTGCAAATATTTTATCTTGGATTGAAAAATCAAATGTAGAAATCTTGCCAGATTATACGACAGTTGCAGAACAACCATTAGTTGCTCAAACCCATGTCGTTCAATACGGCGAAACATTATCAAGCATTGCTTATCAATACGAAACAGATTACCAAACCATAGCTTCGTTAAATGGATTGGTAAATCCTAATCTGATTTATCCGAGTCAAGTTCTGAAAGTCAATGGATCGGTAACAAGTAATATTTACACTGTTCAATATGGTGATAATTTATCAAGTATTGCAGCTAAGCTTGGCACGACTTATCAAGAGTTAGCACAGAAAAACGGGTTAGCTAATCCTAATTTTATATATGTTGGGCAGCAAGTAGTGTACTAAAAAACAACCCGTTACTATAATCTAGTAACGGGTTTTGCTTTTTTAGTTGTGTAATGAAGGATTCTTCTTATACCAAGGTAACTTGCTTATAATAAATAAATATATCGGGTTATTAATAGATTTTTTGATATGATCTATTCTCTTAATTAGCTCGTAATATTCAGTCATTACTTTGGGATTGTTTCTGAAAGTATAACCTTGTACTAATACATATGAGTTAGGATCATCGTTGTGATATTCTGGGGGTAAAAGATTTTTATGATGATCTAATATTACTAAATTTAATTCCATTTCAAATTGCTTAATTTGTATATTCAATCTTTCTATAAGACGTAGTATTTTTTGATTTAACAATGGGTAAATAAGATTCATTTTTTCTATAGCATCAAACATAGGATGAATAAACTCTATTTGCATTGGAAGTAATTCTATGTTTAAATTCTCATTTGTTGCATACATGACTTCTAAAACTGAATTAGCTCGTTCTTCTATTTTGTGTAATTCTAAAACTATGTTATTTCTAGCCTCGCTTTTATTTTGCCAAACAGCTACAATATAAGCACCAATTACTCCGATAATAGCACCTAATAACCCTAATAGTCCATCTCCGGTTACTGTCATAATTTCACCTCCAAGTAAAATATTATCATAATAATTAGAAGGAGTCTTAAAAATTACATAGATGTTGGTACTTATACATCCAAAATAATAAAAAAGCCTCTCGTGGATTGAAAAATAACAAATTCATTAATGATGTTAATTAATTTCATAATATAATAGACAAATCTAGTAATCTTACTCTAAAATTATAATGTATAACTAAAATATATTGAAAAGAAGTGAAAAGTAGTGACCAACCCTTTAAAAATAATGAAAAATGAAGATTTTATCATTTGTGAATACACTCCTTTTACATTAAATACATCCTTTATTTTTGATAAAATAAGCCAAGATGGATCTTATACTTTAAAAAGAACATTTAGCATCTCAAATGATGAGATATTAGAAAAAAAGAAGAGTATATTAAATTTATAGTTGGAGAAAAAGAAGATTGTTATTATCATTTAAATAATAAAGTATTAGGAATAGAACACAATATTTTTATTCATGAAGATATGAAGACGAATATATCTTCATTCATCGCTCATGAAAACATATCTATAATGAAAAAAATAGATAATATAATTGATGAAGATTTATATATTGGTGGCGAAAGCGGAAATCTACCTGAAAGTGTTTTTGAAGAATTGATAAAAAAGTTTCCTAATAAACATGAATTGTATTTATATTCTAACATGAGAATTGGAGTTCTAATACAAGATTATTTATTAACTAAAAAAGAAAATCATATTAATTATGAGAATTACATGTCGAATAAACATAGAAATACTTTTTTTAAAAAAAATAAAGATATAGTTATCGAAAAAAAGATAGCAGAAAATGAGTACTTAAAATATCAATATATAAAAGAAAAACTGGTTAAAATGTTAGAGAACGAAAAGTTCTACTTGGAAAAAGATTGGCAAAAAGAAATTGCAAATATTCTTACTCTTATTTTCCCAATGTATCAATTAGTTGTCGACGAGGTTATGATAGAAACTGATGAGGGTAAGAAAAGACCTGATTTTGTTTTTATTGATGTGAACGGAAATATAGATATAGCAGAAATCAAAAAATCATATAATATTCCTATAATGACAAAAACTAAATATAGAAATAACTACATTGCATCTAAAGAATTAACAGGTACGCTAATGCAGATAGAAAAGTATATTTATCACCTTACTAGAACTGCAAAAAAATCTGAGGAGATAATAAAGAAAAAAGTATTTAATCAAACGCAAGAGGCATTTGATATTTATATAAGAAATCCTAGAGGAATGATTATTTTAGGAAGATCAGATAAGTTAAATGTAGAACAACTAAGAGATTTTGAAATTTTAAGAAGAAAGTATAAACATGTTGCCGACATTATTTCTTATGACGATTTAGTTCATCGACTTGATTCTCTTTTAAAGAAATTTGAAAATGAAACCATATAGACTGTTATGTATCTGTGTAAATTAAAAAAAATCCTCGATTTAGTGTTGGATGATTCTTTTTTCCGTTTTTCAATTAATTGTTCTAATTCATCTAAATTTTCAAGTATAGCTAGTTTTTAAGTGAATAACTAGGATAAAGTAGTAAGATATTATTAATATAGACAACCATAAAAATCATTCGATAAAATATTTATGTTATCGAAATACAAAAAATACCGATCAGCTTTGTAGTTTAATATACTCTAATTCAATTTCGATAATATGCTTGTTGCTACAAACTCTTCCTTTAAGCAAAGTAAATAAACTATTCTATTTGTGGCAACAATCTGTACCTTTAGCTCAGCTGGTCAGAGCAGACGGCTCATAACCGTCATGTCGTAGGCTCGAGTCCTACAGGGTACATTAATGTAGCCATTTGAATCGTTCTGTGTTAGAATTTTTTGAAGAGTATTATACAAGCTAAAGCTTTTCTTCATTGCCACTCAAATGAGTGGCTTTTTTATGTATCCTTTTATGGATCAATGAAAGGATGTTTTACATAGTTATACTTCTGTATATTTGAAAAGTTTTACTTTGATTTTTAAATGGAAAGACATTTGGGTTATATTGTGAGATAATAATAAAGAAGAGTTTAAAGCGTTCCCCAAAAACCACTCCCCCATAAGTGTGTTGCGCTTTAAACTCTTTTATATTTGAAGCCATTAAAAAGCATACCATATTTTTGAAAAAAAGTGAGAAAAAAGGCTTATAATTGGAGTGGTAGTTAATTAGTGACTTATTTTTGATTTTATAGCACTGATACTATAAAATATAGATATCATCATATTACACAATCTTAATACTAACTTAAAAATATCTCCTTTCATAAGTATGGTGATAAAATCCGTTCCGGGCTACCTTTTTAGGTAGCCTACTTTAATCTTTATATTTTTCTGGATCAACGAAAGTATACTTTATATAGTCATAACGCCGATGATCGCTTCGTGCGTCTGGTACGTTAGTCACGATATCAAACAAAAAATATACATCTTTTTTCATTCTCGTTTTCGCAGCAGGAATTTTAAAGTAGTTCTTATTAGAATAGTAGAGATTGATTAATAAACTGTCTTCGATTGCTAAAAAGAAAACTTCTGAATTCCATACTTTATAAAAATCTTTGATAAATCTATTCGAAGGATCGAATTTAAACCATAATTGTGTTTTTCCTTCCATCAACATAATGTTCACCTCAAAAAGAGTATACGAACTAATGTTCTTTTTTGCAAAGGTAAAATTTATTATACTAAACAAATAGGTGAACAAGTACTTGTGCCAAATTATGTGCCAAAAAAAATCGAATTTAATAAAATACAAACAAAAAGGAATCCTATTATGATAACATTTCTTATAATAACAAACACAATAGAAGATGTGTAATAGTTAGTCAGGAACGTACAAATAACCCCTGTATCCTTTGCGGTACAGGGGGTTATTTTGTATAAGTAGACATTGTAGTTTCTAAACTGCTATGTCCTAAACGTTTCGATACGCTAAGTATATTTACTCCTTGATAAAGTAAAATAGATGCATGCGTATGTCTTAGTCCATCAATAAACAGTCGAAGAGAAAATAGGGAAAAATTGATTACTAAAGAAAAACTTACTAGGTCGACGGTGTAGTTGATTTTCATACTTCAATAGATTCGAATTAAACGATTTCGATTGGCTTATACCAGTCCTATCCAACGAAAGATATATCGTTCTTAACTCTAGCGGTATAACTTGAAGCTTTACGTAAAGCCAATGGGAATGAACTGGAGATGACTTTTTATTATTTTTAGTAATAGCTGATGGGTTAATACTTACAACTTTCCTTTTCAAAGTACCATATAAAAAAACGGTGGGGTTGTTTAGCGAAATAAAGGATCTAAGCCAATAGCTTAGATCCTTTATTCTATGCTTTATATTATTTTTTGCATGTGTGCGAAAGTATACTCAAGCCCAATCGCCATTTCGGAAAATCGGTACTGTAGAGCCATCTTCACGGATTCCGTCGATATCCATCTTGTCAGATCCTACCATGAAATCTACGTGGGTTTGACTTCTATTCAATCCAGCTTCTGCTAATTCTTCATCGGACATTTCTGTACCGCCTTTCACACTGAAGGCATAAGCAGAACCTAGTGCTAAGTGATTCGATGCGTTTTCATCAAATAATGTATTGAAAAAGATGATGCCAGATTGAGAAATAGGTGAAGGGTCAGGTACAAGTGCGACTTCTCCTAAACGACGCGCACCTTCATCTGTATCAAGCAGTTTTGCTAAGACATCTTCTCCTTGTTCGGCAGAAAAATCAACAACTTTTCCATCTTTAAAAGTAAATTTCATACCCGAGATGATGGTGCCAGCATAACTCAGTGGCTTTGTACTTGAAATGTAACCATCTACTCGATGACTGTCAGGTGCTGTGAACACTTCTTCCGTCGGCATATTTGCCATGAATTTTTCTCCACGAGCATTATAGCTTCCAGCGCCTTCCCAAAGATGGTTTTTAGGCAATCCGATAATGATATCTGTACCGGGAGCAGTATAGTGAAGGGCAGAAAATTGTTCTCGATTCAATTCTTCTGCTTTTTTTGCTAATTTTTCATCATGCTTCTTCCATGCTAAGACAGGGTCTTCTTCATAGACACGAGTCGTTTTGAAAATCTGATCCCATAATGCCTCAACTTGTTTTTCTTCTGGCAGTTCTGGGAAGACTTTTGCTGCCCATTGTTTACCAGCCGCAGCCACGACAGTCCAACTGACTTTATTTGCTTGAGTTGCCTTGCGTAAATTCATTAGTGCTTTGCCATTCGCTGATTGATAAGACGCTACTCGATGGCTATCTACACCAGCAAATGCATCGGGATCGGCAGAAACAACGCTGATCCTGCTTGCTCCTTTTTCAAGCCATTCATCCGCTTGATCGATTTTAGATTGTGGTACATTCTCAATACGATCCGTTGCAGCATGTAAAAGAAATTCTCTTTGGATCTGGTCGTCAGTCCATTGAACGATAACCTCAGCGGCTCCTAGTTTATAAGCTTCTTGTGTGATCAATCGAGCAAGGGGTGCCTGTTCCACGCTGATCTGTAAAACAACTGTGTGTCCTTTTTCTGTGGCTACGCCAGTTTCTGCAATTAAGCGTGCATATTTTTTTAGAAGTTCATTAAAATCAGATAACAT